CGGTGTAACGGGGGCGACAGGGGTAACCGGTTCTACTGGAGTAAAAGGCGATACCGGGGTAACTGGCTCAACCGGTGTAACGGGGGCGACGGGGGTAACAGGTTCTACTGGAGTAAAAGGCGATACCGGGGTGACTGGCTCAACCGGTGTAACGGGGGCGACGGGGGTAACAGGTTCTACTGGAGTAAAAGGCGATACCGGGGTAACTGGCTCAACCGGTGTAACGGGGGCGACGGGGGTAATAGGAGCAAGTGGCGTTGGCAATTTTCTAGTAAATCAGGTATTTTCATAAGGGAGACGATATGACTACGGCGAATAAAAGAAAATTAAGTGGTAGTACGGACGGCAAAGCAATAAAAGTAGTTCAAACGGCAACCGCCGGAAATACTATTCATACTGCGGTAGCGGGAACAACCGCTGGAACATTTGATGAAATTTGGTTGTGGACATATAATGGACATACTAGCAATGTAACATTAACTGTGGAATGGGGAGGATCAACGGTTCCAGATCAAAACATTGTTCTAGATGTCCCATACAAACAGGGATTAATTCCGATTGCTCCGGGATTAATTTTACAAAACGGCATGGTTGTAAAAGCATTCGCGAGTGTTGCAAATGTTGTAACAATTATTGGATTTGTAAACGCCATAACGGACTAATATTATGCCACTAGATGACGCCTATACCAAGGCACTTTTACACATGAACGGCGTGGACACGTCAACCACGTTCACCGACGAATCCGGCAAAACGTGGACGACGAGCAATCATGCACAAATTGATACCGCCCAAAGCAAATTCGGCGGAGCGTCCGGCTTGTTTGACGGGGTAGACGACTCCATTACCACGCCTGACCATGCCGATTTCAGTTTAGGAACCAATGATTTCACTATTGATACACAATTCAGAACCGGAGTCCTGCCGTCCGGGGTAAATTACAATGTTTTCAGTCAATATACTGCCTGGCAGAACCAGTGGCACTTTGCTTTGGCCGATGCTGGCGGCGGAACGCAAAAACTGTTTACATGGGCATATTCGGGTGGGGGCGAGCTATGGTCTCTCGTGAGTTCTGCTTTTACGTTATCACTCAACACTTGGTGTCATTTGGTATTCGCGCGGTCTGGAAATACGCTCTATTATTTTGTGAATGGTGTAGGTAAAGGAACGTCGGCATTTAACTATACTGTCCCCGACTTGGCCGATGTGATTTGTATCGGCGCACGATATACTGTAGACTCCTGCCTCAATGGCTGGCTAGATGAATTCCGTTTTTCCAATGGCATCGCCCGCTGGACAACAGACTTCACGCCGCCCACCAGCGAATACGGAAGACCGACCAACAGTTATTTAAAAGGACGGCCTCGTAATCGTTATGATTTAACAGGGGTGTCTCTAGGATAGATGTACAGTTAATAAAATACTATTTTTATGTAATGTTATACCCCCATATTAGGGGGTATAACATTCTTTATTCCTATATATAGGGTCAAATATTTCAATTTTTCAAAAAGGAAAAGGAAAATAATGGAAAAAGGCACTTTTAATTTTGTTGTCCCAGAAAATAAGATTTTGAATCTTGATGAAGGGGAAATTATTGTAAAACCATATCTCGACATGAACCTTCAGGCGGCTCTTATAAATCAGTACACCACTACATTTTTTAGTTCGGACAATAAAACAATTGCTATGGACGAGTGGGACGAATGGGGAGCGGAGTGCGCCCTCAAATTGGCGATAATTGACTTGTGTAGTAGTGTTCCTGTAGATGGAGATTTTGAGAACATTCTTCTTTCGGGTATCTATGATAGAATAGAACGGGAAATCAAAAATTATCAAGAATTTCGATGGCTGCTTGACAACACGATTTCCAACATTAAAGAGCAGATTGCCCAAAAGAAATCAATTGGCGGAACATTGGATTCTCTGTTTGAAAAAGCAAGGATTCTCGTTGATAATTTGATTAAATCCACCGAAAATCTGACCCCAGAACAGCTCAAAAAGTTGAAAGAAACGGGACAAGAACTTGTTGACAAACTGGCTGAAAACCCGTTAGTCGCGGAAGTCTTTAAGGATGTGGCAAAACAATCACAATGAACGAAGACCTTTGGAAATTTAAGAAAACTACAAATAAGCGATGCTCGGATTGTGGAAGAATGTTATCTATACGAGAACGCGATGGCGTAGAAATTTTGCATTGTTCTAATTGTGGATATTGGGAGCACAGCGAAGCAAAAAGAATCCGTAGGAAAGAACCCGAAGAAGAGAAGATTGTTGAGCCACCGCGAAAACAGTTTCGACCTGTGGTTAGAAGGAGTTATTAGAAACAAGTAGGGAGGGAAAATGTTTCCTGATGGTATTACGAGCGGCGCAGTGCTCGCCAAAAGACTTTCTGAAATAGCAGAAAGCGTAATATTATCCGCCAGCAAGGATATATTAAATTTACTGCAAAAAAGAATTATGGAGGACACCTATCTCTATGATACAAATCCAAGAACTTGGTATTATGATAAAACGGGTAAGCCAACATATGAATTCTTAAATTCTTTTCGCTGGAAGGATGTATCTAACACTGTGGTAGAAGTAACAAGAGAATTATTCTACAACTGGGAGTCAATGAGTTATAATGCAGCCAAATTTAAACACGGCTCATTTTTATCGGGGGATATGAGAAAACAGCTGGCGGACATTCTAAACGTAAACGGTATAGATACTCCAAATGATTGGGGGGGGCGCGAGAGACTCGCATATTGGGATAATTTCTTAGACGATTTATTTAATTCAACAAGGCTTGTAAACATGTTTAAAAAATATCTTAGTAAATATGGTCAAGTAATTATAAGTTAATAAAAAGGAGAAATAAAAAAATGGATTTAATCAGTTTTATTACTTGGATTGCTTCTTCTGGTGGCAATATTTCAATTATGAGTTTTATTGCCGAGAGGCTTCCCGCTTTTCAAGCATTGAAAGCAAGCGTTAAACAGATTGTGTTTCTTGTTGGTTCGTTTGTGCTTTCTTTGGGCGGATACTTATTTTTGAAATATGTCCCATCAGAAGTTATTGCACAAGTATCGCCTTATTTTGGAATTTTGTACGCGACTGTGGCTTCGGTTTTTGCGGCTAACATTTTTCACAAAATGGATAAACTTCCGTAATAAACCGTGATGCTTCGCATAGAATCACGCTTTTATGTAAAGGACTGTCCCTAAAAAGACAGTCCTTTTTATTTTAGGAGAAAATGAAAACTCTAAAAATAACAATTGATAAGGATGTGTTGAAAAAATATTCTGAATACTATTTTGAGAAATATCCTCGTAGAAAGAATATTCCGATATTAAAGCCAATTCCCCCATCTCTAAATACTTGGATGATTATGAGGCGCTTTAAGATGAATCACGAAAAGCAAGTATGGAAAGAGTTTGGGGAATGGCTGGTTGATTATAACGGATTGAGAAATAAAAAGATAGAAAAATGTAGAATAGAAATTGAATATTTTTTTGATAGCAAGAGAAGACACGATTCGGACAATTATACTCCGAAGAACTTATTTGATTCATTTACTGTTTCGGGGCTTCTGGTAGACGATGATTTTAATCATGTGGAATCTTTGACCATAAAAGGTAACTATTCCAAAGAAAATCCTAGAACAGAAATAAGTTTTATCTATTAGAGAAAAGGAGATTTCCTTTTCTCTTTTTTACTACTCCGAAAATGAAAGGATCATTTCTAAATGGAAAAAATGCCAGAAATTACAGATGAACAATGGTTATCTGTGAATGAAAAAAATCGAAAAATTGTGGAAGAATTTTTATTGCAATCGATTCATCTTAGCCCCGAAAGCATAAAACAATATTCATCGGCGCTTCGAATTTTTTATTATTACATAAGAATTAATGCGGGAGATAAATCATTTCTCGAAATAAAGCCGATTGATTATCTGAAATATCAAAACTTTCTTATCGGGCAAGGCTTATCGTCTTCTGCCATTAGAGTAAAAAGAAGCGCCATATCGTCTTTGAATGGATATATTGAAGTTTACTATTCAGACATGTTTCCTCTCTTTAGAAATTTTGTAAATAAAAAAATCCCATCTCCGGTTCAAAGTTTTGTAAATGAAAAGAGACCATTGACTTTGGAAGAATATAAGCATCTTTGTAATGAATTAGAAAAAAGAGAAAAATGGCAAGAACTTGCTTATATTAAATGCTCTTTCTCTAGTGGCGCAAGACGGGCGGAAATTAGACAATTTTTGAAAAATATTACTTTGCAAGAACCAAAACTAATTGGAGAAACAAAGATATATTTTACAGAGGAACTCAGATGCAAAGGACGCGGAAAAATTGGGAAGGTTCGTAGATTACAGATAGATGAAGATTCTGTGACTTCTATCAAAAAATGGTTAGAGATTCGAGGAGATGATTCTTGTGAGTTTTTATTTATTTCTAAAAACAACGGGGAAACAAAACAGATTTCTTTAGAAACTTTCAATGGATGGTGTGCCAACTTGTTTACAGAAATCGTTGGACGTAGGATTCATCCGCACTTATTTCGAGAATCCCGTGTGACATCCATGGTTGTAGAACAGGGAAAAGATATAAAAATTGCTCAAAAACTCCTGGGGCATCTTTCGTCACAAACCACCGAAGTTTATTTAATTCGAGAAGATAAGGACGATTCGGATGATGCGTTCACATAAAATTACAATTTTATTAACTGGAATATAATCTTCCAGTCATATTATGAAAGGAGGATTATAAATTGACTGACACAAAGTATACCATTGTGCTCCAAGCTAAAATAAGTCCAGAATCCATGAAACTCGTTCAAGAACAAATAGCGCAACTGCAACGAAAAATAGATTCTGGAACAATGGGAGGAGGAGGGGGAAGAACCGGTGGGGGTAGTTCAAAAACCATTGACCCTGCCAAAATAGCAGAAGGAACTAAAAAGATGAACGACACGTTGGCCGACTGGACTAGAACAGCTACGTCCGCCAACGAGTTAGATATAAAAAGAAATGTTCTAACAAATCAGGCAATCTCTGCCACGTTCAAACATAGTGGTGCGTTGGGGGAACAGATTACGGAACAAATCCGATTGAACGAAAAAACGGGAGATTTCAAACAAACAATAGATACCGCAACGGGGGGCATATCTAAGGCGAGTGAAGCAACCCGCAACTGGACTAACAATATTATCAACAACGCCAAAAAAGTCGTGCAGTGGGCCTTGGCGACTGCAATGATTTACGGCACGTTAAAAAAGTTGCAAGAAGGTGTCCAGTATGTAACGGAATTAAACGCGGCATTGATTGATGCTCGGATAGTCACGGGCATGACCGAATCGCAAGTGGGGGAACTTGGGCGAGAGTATAACCGATTAGCCAAAGAACTCGGAGCCACAACTTTACAAGTAGCCGACGCAAGTCTTGAGTTTTTAAGACAAGGAAAGACGGTTGAAGAAACTCAAAAATTGGTTACGATGAGTGTTATGATGAGCAAGTTGGCGAACATGGACGCGGCGAGTTCAACTGAGGCGCTTACCGCCATTATGAACGGCTTCCAATTACAAGTTAGTGATTTGATGCCGGTGCTCGATTCTCTCATAAAACTTGACAACGCATATGCAACCAGTACAGAGGAGATTAGTCAGGCAATGCAGAGGTCTGCTTCGGCTGCGTCTCTAAGCGGTGTGAGTTGGCAAGAATTAGCTTCGTATATAACAATTGTAAGTGCTACAACTCGTAAATCCGCGGAAAGTATTGGCGAATCCTTTGGAAATTTCTAGAGGCGTTGAAATATAATTCATAATCTTCAACGAAAATTATCTCTGATTGACTTGGAACTCCCGAAGGGGACAACAGGGCGGAAGGTGAAAACCACCGTGAACGACTAAGCGAGATAATTCCATTTAATTATGGAAATGCGATAGTCTGCTCTTTCCTATAACTAAAAGAGAAGGGAAAGAAGATTGCTCAAGCGTAAAGACGCTTTTGGAAGAAGCAATCTCGATTCGTAGTTAATACGATGGTAACAAAATAGGTAAAACTATATTCGCCAGAATGAGTTCGGTTGCGGCAGGAAAAGATGTTGATGAATTTGGGGAATCAATCAACAATGTAGAGAAAGTATTAACACAATATAATATCGCTTTGCGCGATAACGTTGGTCAATTTCGTCCAATGGGGGACGTGTTAGACGAGATTGGCTTAAAATGGGAAACATATGGGGCAACAGAAAAGGCACAAATCGCAGGAGCGTTAGCTGGTAAAACTTATGCCAGAACATATAGTGATATATGGGAATACGTTTAATTATTCCAGAAGACCGCCATATCGGTGGAACTCCTCATAGAGGACAATACCGAGGAAAGACCCGAAGAACATCTTGGGTATCCGTAACGACTATTTACGCGGTCTATCTCTTTTTTTAGAGATAAAGATAGAGTCTGAACTTTATGGTAACATAAAGAAGAGTGGTCGAATGTAAAGACATTCAACGAAGAACCACTCTCTTTGCTTTTAAAAGCAAAAGTAACAATTTTGGTAAGACAATATACCAACCTTATCGCATTAATGGACAATTACAACCTCGTCCTCGAAGCGCAAGCAAAAGAAACTGATGCGGCTGGACTTGCACAACAGAGATTTGGAATTTATCTTGAAGGTGTAGAAGCTGCTCAAAATAGAGTGACGGCTGCCACGCAACATCTTTGGCAAGATGCTATATCGAGCGGATTGATTGTTTCTATATTAAATGCGGTAGAAAAACTTCTCATATTTGTGGACACTTTAGGCGGATTAAAATCTGTTTTAATTTCTGTTCTTGCGATTTTTGCTATGTACAGAACATCCGCGTTCATTACGTTCATAATGAGTTCAACGGGCGGATTAAAAACATTAATCCCTCTTTTGTGGAAATCTGCTGCTGCAATGCTAGGATTGGGAGCCGCCGCTACAACCGCGACAACTATGGCTACGGCGGGGTTAAATTTAATTCTTCTGGCAATTGCGTCGTTGTGGATAGGTCTTTCCGCTAACAAACATGCGTTGCAAGACAACGTTTATGCCATAGATTCTTTATCGGAAAAATCTGATAGCGCAAGAGCTAGTTTGGAACAATTAAACGCGGAGATTTCAAATACGGCGAAAAGTATCGCTCAAGCACAACCCCTGGTTGATGAGTATAATCAACTGTTGTTGGTTGCAGAAAAAAGTACCGCAGAACAGGAAAGATTTACCGAACTCCAGAACGAACTACTTTTTCTTCTTCCAGGAATAAATGGATATTTTGGAGAACAAGGAAACTTCATAATTTCCAACACAGAGAACCTGCAAATATATGTTGATTTAAAAAAAGAAGAATTGGAACTTCTCAAAGAACAACGGGTTCTAGAACTCACGTCGGCGGTTATTCCAAACGCAGAAATGGAATTATCAAGAGCGCAAGAATATTTAGTTCAATTAAAATCCTTACAAGATTATTTTTTAGAACAAAAAAGGTTGGCTGAAGCGGCAGCCCAAGCTGGCAATCAGGAGTTTTCTGTTTTAAATTGGGAAACCGGAGAGACTGACGCATTAAGTACGGCAGAAGCTATTGATTATTTTGCGTCAAAACTAGAAGAACTTCCAAGCAGAATTGAGACGGCTAGACTACAAACTGAATTATTGGCAAATGGCTTAAGTCAACTTCGACTAGAACTGCTTGGATTAGAATCTCCACCAGAACCCACTGGAGAAAACTTATTCCTTCAGGGATTTCTAACCGCAGACGAAATCGCAGACTTAATCGCCGAATATAACGACCTTTCAGCGGCCATGAACGTTGTAACATCTGCCCAAAAAGAACAATCGGATGCCGGATATGTAAGCGCAGAAACAGCGGTAAATCTTATCGCCGCTCACGAGGTTTTGTATGAGTACTTGGCGAAAACGGCAGATGGGTTTATTCTAAACGCAGAAGGCGCTCGTCTTGCTCTTTTTCAAGAAATGCAATTGCTATTCACTAACCAAGGACTCGGTCAAGCTGCGATTGAGGCGGCCAATGGAAATTATACATTAGCTGCTTCTATGATATGGCTAAAAGGACTGACACCCGAACTAACGAAAGAATTATTGGACTTGTTGGCCGTGTACGCCGCCATGGGAGCAAAAATATCTGTTCCTGGGGCTGGTTCTTCTGGTGGTTCTGGAATTGACCCCGCTAAAAAAGCCCTCGATGATATGATAGATAAAATTAAAGAGGAAAAGAACGCAGAAAAAGATGCCCTCAAAGAACAACTCGCCAATTATAAAAGAATTATTGATGCTAGAAAAGCACTGCTTAAGTCCCTAAAAGAAGAAGCCGACTACAAAGATGAAATCGCTGAAAAAGAAAAATCTCTTTCGAGAATCCAAAATGAACTCACCGAACTTTCTTTGGATAACAGCGAAGAAGCAAATGCGTCAAGACTAAAACTTCAAGAAGATTTTGATGCTCAATCTTTGGACTTGGCTAAAGCTCAACGAGATAGACAGTACGAACTCGAAATGGAAATGCTGGACAAGGAACTCGACGCTTTTGAGTCCGCCATAGACAGACTAATCGCCGTAATTGACGCTTATCTTAAGAACACAGACCTGATAAAATCCGATGCGGCCAACCGACTGGGAGCATCGGGAGGTAGTGGAACGAGCGGAAACAAAAGATTTGCCCCAACGTATACTCGTAATGCCCAAGGAGCGTGGGATGTAGCAAAACCAGAAGATAGAGGATATGTTCTTCTATCAGATGGAACAAAGCAATATTATGAAGAACATCATTCTGGAGCAGATTCTAATTTTGTCGGCGGATTGAAATCCAACGAGGCTTTTGCTCGATTGATGAAGGGCGAACTTGTAATCAACCCTCGTCAGATGACAAACTTTATGGCAAAAACTCTGCCCGCTATTACGTCCAATGTTGGCGGCAATATCCAAATAGATATGCCAATTAATGTCGCAGGGAATCTTGACCGTTCCGTTGTTCCAGATTTGGAAAAAATAACTAGTGGCGTGGTCGAAGAACTTAATAAAATTATGTATCGGCGTGGATATTCCCGTACCGCGAACCAGGCTGTGTGAGTAACTCAATAAACAACGATAAAAGAGAACTCTGAAAAGGGTTCTCTTTTATTTTAGAAAGGCGGTGAAATTCAATGTACTATGGACGCACATTCATTTTCGATGGTATAGAGTCAGAACGGTACGGACTTTATTTAGGAGAGTTTTCTGGAAGCGGAGACGCAACAAATCCCGGAGGCGGAGACACTGAAGTATTGACACAAAAGATATACCGGCGACCAAAACTCTTACTGCTTGGAGCAGAACAAACCCCGGTGCTTACTTTTCAGTTGAGTATGTATTCTGAAGATGAAATCTCGGCGCAAAGTTTCTCTGAAATTGGGGCGTGGCTTTTTGGACAAAGCGCGTACAAAGTTCTTCGTATCTGCCAGCCAGATATGCAGGAAATCGGATTTAATTGTTTTCTAACTCAACCGCAAATAATTCGGGTTGGAAATATCGTCCAAGGAATCTCTTGCACGGTTGTTTGCGATTCTCCTTTTGCTTGGCGTGAACCAAAAGTTTATACTTATAGTTACAACGCAAATGCTTATAGTATCACGGATAGTATCAACTTCTTGAACGAATCGGCAAATGCTGCATATACTTACCCTACAGGCATAGTGATTACCGCTAATATCTTTGGGGGGAGCCTTACGGTTACAAATGTAACCGATGCGAACAGACAATTTATTCTTACGTTATCCCCCGGCGAGGTAGTAACCATTAATAACGATTTACAACTAATTTCTTCGTCTATAAACAGTTATCCTATATCCCAATTTAATTTACATTTTCTCAGATTGCTTCCCGGATATAATCAATTAACTGTTTCTGGTAATATTTCATCGATGGTGATTACTTCGCCCATAGCCGTAAAAATTGCATAAAACATCTTCTAGTTTGGGGATAGGATTATCTTGCTAATAATCTGATAAGTGGAACTCCCCATTTCCCCAAACAAATTTCTAGGAGTTATGGAGGTAAAAATGACAAGTGGTATTTATTGTATAGAAAATATGATTAACGGTAAAAAATATATTGGTAAAGCAAAAAAAATTGAGCGACGAATGTGGCAAAACCATGAAGGTTGTACACTTATAGAAAGAGCAATAAAAAAATATGGGGACAAATTAATCAGATATATTATAGAATATTGTGAATATGATAAACTAATTGAAAAAGAACGGTATTATATTTTGAATTGGAATACAAAAGCGCCCAACGGCTACAATTTGACCGATGGGGGCGATGGAATGTTGAATCCTCCGTATTGGGTAAGAGAAAGATTAAGTGAGTCAAAAAAGGGAATTAAAAATCCTAATTATGGAAAATTCGGAAAAGATAATCCAAAATATGGGGTAACAGTATCTGAAAAGAGTAGAAAATTAATGAGTGATGGACACTTACAATATAAAGGGCCAAAAAATCATAACTATGGGAAAAAAATAAAGAAACCCACATCATCAAAATATTTTGGAGTTTATAGGAATATTATAAAAAAAATATATTTAAGGTGGGACGTTATTATTAATGAGCAGGGAAAAAGAATATTTTTGGGAAGATTTAAAAATGAGTGTGACGCGGCAAAAACATATGATAAATATGTAATTGAAAACAATTTACCAAGACCTTTAAATTTTCCAGAAGACTATCCTAATAGAAAGGAGGGCCAATGAATCAAACATTTAATTATTTTCAACAAGAAGAAACCCCGGCGTTAATTCTTTGTACGCCCAACAAAGAAGAAAGATACGTCTTACCTTTAGCGTATCAAATAAAAAATACGCAAAGATACAATGCTGTTTCGGAGTTAACATTTCAATATCCTCAATCATCGGATGGGGGAGAAACGATAGACCCTTCCTATGCATATATTTTGGGAAAAATGTTGGTTTTAGTTGAGAACATAGGATATTACGTTATTGCTTCTGCTCAAGAGGATAGTGATGGGGCAATTCCAATAAAATCGGTTTCGTGTTTATCATTAGAATCTGAGCTTCTTTCCGCCAGAGTTACTGGTTTAAATGGAACTTATCAGTTTGCCGCTTTGTTGCAAACAGTATTAGAGCTTAAGCCGTCGTGGGTTATAGGAAGCATAGATGCTTCATTGTTGCCTCTTTATAGAACTTTTTCAGTTAACAACAGCACAGTTTTGAATTTTCTTCTTAGTGACATGGAAAAAGCATACGGGGCGATTTTTACATTTGACACTACCAATCGAACTGTGTCTGCTATTACCAACATTCTTCCTTTCGCCAATACGAATATCTTTTTATCCTATGATAATCTTATCAAAAATATTCAATACAAAGAAATTACGGATGAGATATGTACCGCCATGTCGTGTTACGGAGCGGGCGATTTGGATATCCGAAATGTCAATCCTCTGGGCAACACAACAATTTATGATTTCACATATTACAAAACTTTATCGTGGATGAGTCAGGGATTAATAAATGCCCTCAACGTTTGGGAAGCCAATGTTGCAATTCAGCAACCTATCTATGCGACAAAGTTAACCAATCTGGAAACTCACAACGGCCAATTACTCATTCTTCAAACCGAAATGGTTGATTTGAACGGGCAACTAAAAAGCATGACAGATGTGCGAGAGGCGAGAATCCAACAGGGATTACCAACCACAGAGATAGATGCTCAAATCGTAGCACAGCAAATATCGATAACTAGCAAGGGAATTGATATTGCTTCAGAACAACAAATTATAGACGGCATAAAAATAGAACTACGAAAAATAGTTCACAGTCTTTTCTTTGCAAGCAAGATTTCATTCGATAATTTTGAAGAAGATGTTGCTTCGATGGCTGTGACCATCGGGGGAATGCTTACCAGTTGGACAAATATTTATACGTCAACATCCACGTCGCCGGGATTTAACCCCGCCCTATTGGTATCTTCAACTCCAACCATAAACATATTGATGTTAGAGGCCAACAATGAAATTGCTATTTTATTAAGTGCTTTAGCCAATGGTTTTTCTGCGTATCCTCTTTCGGATGCTAACGTTGCAATTGTGACAGGATATATTAATGACGAGTTGGGTACGCTTAATTCGTTGTATGCTTTGTTGCAAAGCGTTATCCCAAATACAAGTATCACTGCATCGATAGACAATATCAGAACAACCTTGACTGCCTATTTGGAAATTATTACATATTCTGGAAATATGACTTATGCTCAATATCTAGAACTCACCAATTATATTTTTCAGAACTCATATACTAATTCAAACATTGTAACCAACAACCTGATGACTCCGGTAGAAGTACAAACTCAATCCCAATATCTTTATGACCAGGCAGTAACGGTGCTTGCAAAAACAAGCCAGCCTCGGTATGAATTTACAGGAGATTTTGCGAACTTTATTGCATTACAGGATTTCTCATCTTTTACGGATGAACTCGAATTGGGCAAAGTTATCAATATTCGAAAAGACGATAGCACTACAATTGAAGCGGCGTTATTGGAGTTGGTTATTACTTATGACAACCCAACCGATTTTTCAATGACATTCAGTAACCGGTTCAGACTGGATAACTCTGAATTCATCTACGGAGATATTTTGGGGGCGGCAGCTCAACTGGGAAGTAGTTCTGGCGCAACGGCTCTTACGGAAGGAAATATCGCGGGCTGGACTGTTAGCGCCGTAAATATATCCATTCCTAATGCCCAACTAAGTAGCAAGGGCTATATGTCTTTTGGTATAACGCCACCAGAAACTTATGGGAACAACGAGGGGGCGTGGTTTGGTTATGACAATGCCCCAAAGTTTTCTCTTTATTCTAACATAAACAACTATTTGCAATGGGATAGTTCCAAACTTTTAGTGAAGGCCGAAAACTTTACTCTTGATAGTTTGGGCAATATAACAGCAACTAACGCTACTTTAAGTGGAACAATAACATCTGGAGATGGCGATATTGGCGGCTGGATTATTGGAGCAACCACGCTTCAAAAATTAACCGCAGGAGTTGGCATTGTTCTTGACAGTTCTATTCCGGCGATAAAAGTCGGTGATACTACTGGAACATATATTCTCATAGATGGGCTAAACAAAAGCATTAGTTCAAGTAATTTTGTAACAAGCGCAAGCGGATTCTATATCGCTTCGGATACTGGAAGCGCAGAATTTAATGACATCATTATGCGCGGAAAATTAAAAACAAGTGTATTCGAAAGCGGAACAATTTCTGCTGTTGGTGGGACTTTGGCTGTATTAAACGCAGATGTTTTGGCGGTAGATATGACGGCGAGTGATGGCGACACAGCATATACTTTGGTCGATGAAGGCGGAAACGTTCTAATTGATGGGGATGGAAATACTTTTGTGACTGAGCCCTTAGCAACATTGTCTATTTCGGGAGATTCTGTATTTTCAGTTGGTAATATTCTGAGAATGAAAGATAAAACCGATGATGAGTGGTTGCGAGTCGACAACATAAGTCAATTGCCTCTATACATCGTCTCGCGGGACATGGAATCATCTTATGCCGCCAATACCAATCCTCTTTGGAAAAAGGGACAAGCGGTAGTTAATTACGGAAGTTCTGGGGGCGGGGGAGTAATTTTGTCTGCCGGTGTATCGCCATCCATCAACGTATTTACACACGGAGGAAGTCCTTGGTCTACGATTTATAATCACGCATCGCTACAAGAAGATTTGTCGATGTTTGGTTCAGATGTTTCTGCCGCAGATACAACGGCGTTTACTGTTTTTCACATAGACCAAACATACAATTCGGAATTAATGGGGGCAGGAGATATTCTTTTAGGTAGCAATACTTCTGGTTACGCAAATGTCTTATGGGACGTGTCTACCAAACAGTTGAAATTCAGGGGTGGAAGCACTACTCAGGCGTATATTGATACAGATGGGTCTATTGTGGGAGGAAACGGACTTGTAAAAATAAATAACTTGGGAATTGGTATTGGAAATAGCTCGCCACAATATCCTTTAGATGTTGGGGCAACCCTTTTAACCCCGTATAATTATTCAGCAAGGTTTACAAGATGTGTCGATACAGTTACATCGGGGGCAGCCAGCGTCATGGTTGTAACAAAATCATCTGGAGATATGCAAGATACATTTGGAACAGGTCTTTTATTGGCGATACAAGATGCAACGATGGCCGACCCTCAATATATCGGCGGAATATATGCGATTAGAAATGGGGCAGATAACACTGGGAAAATCCACTTTGTTGTAAATAATGCTGGAAGCTGGGCTTATAAGGCTATTCTTTATAATACCGGGGATTTTTACATTGTTGGAGATTGTTCTGCCCAATCATTTACGGATAGACCATAAGGAGATATAAAGATGGCATATTATTTTGGAGATGCCCTAAAAGAAATAGAAAAAATAAAGGGAACAGCCGATGGTCATTTAGACATGAACACTCTTCCCAATTTTGCTCGTAGGACGAGAAAGAAGGATATAAATAAATCCATAAAGAAAAATGATAGGAACGGAAAAGAATCCGTTGAAATTATAAAAATCGGAGAAGAAGAAGTTCAAGAGCGCGACTTGGGGGCGATGATTTCAATGTTGACAGTAGGGGTTCAACAGTTGAATGAAAGGCTTATTTCATTGGAAAAGAAAGGAAAAAATTAATGGCAGAACTAAGATTAGACCAATTAACACCTAGTGCCACCGCTCCGGCTGATACCGATATTATTCCGACGGTTGAAAATGTGGCAACTACACATAATCACAAAAGCAAGACGTGGACAACATGGAAAGCCGGAATCTGGGCAGCAATTCATGCCGCCACAAGCAAGGGGACTCCGGTTGACGCAGATGAACTTCCGTTGTTGGATAGTGCTACCAGTTATGGTATCAATCGATTGACACTTACTAACATGAAAGCGTTTCTGAAAGCATATTTTGATGGTGTTTATTTGCAACCAAAGGTTGTCGCTGCTCAAATTTATATTTCCGCCGCAGGGATGTCCCCTCAAGCGACAAATGGTTGCGCGGCTATTGCTACTACGAGTATGGGTACGAATAAGCAAGATGTTCAAACGCTCGATTTTGACAAGGATGCCATCGAATATGCCCAAAGCAAATTGTTTCGTATGCCATCTGACTACAATGGCGGAACAGTAACATACTCCATTGATTGGAAACACGCCGCCACCACCACAAATTTCAAAGTCGCATGGGCAGTGGACATTGTATGTTATGCTGACGACGGGGCTTTAGACGCATCGTGGGGAACCGCAGTGCAGGTAAATGATACGGGCGGAACAACGAGTGATTATTATGCAACTCCTACGAGCTCGGCGGTAACACCTGGTGGAAGTCCTGCCGCTAATTGCGGAACAATCGTTCGTGTACAACGTGTGGCTACGGATGGAACAAACGATACGCTCGGCGTAGATTCTGGCTTTATTGGATGCCAAATCAACTACACTCGTTCATAGGATAAACAATATGAAAACAATACATAAAATCTCAATTTTATTTAATGGGGCATTTAGCGCCCATGCTGGCGCGGCTATAATCTTATGGAAGAAAAGAAATGCTAACCATTGATACAACCTCCACCGGAGGTAAAACCCTATCCCATACTTGTACATCAGGAGCCACTTTTTTATTGGTCATTGCTGCTCAGGTTAGCCTTGAATCTTCGCCTGCTTCAACTATGACCGCCACGTACAACGGGGTCTCAATGACCGCCATTGTAGAGCATGTGTCTTCGCGTTCTTACTGTAAACTGTTTGGATTGGTAAACCCCGCGTCTGGGGCACACAACATTGTGGTTACTACGGATTACATTACTGACGGAGGGGTTTCCGGTGTGTCTTTTATAAATTCAGACTCTATAATCGGATGGCGTACAGGAGTGAGTGGAGCAAAACCTCTTACGCCGACATCCAGCCCAACAGACTTGGCTTTTTGTTGTACATCAATTCAGGGGGGAACTGTCGTTAATCCAATCGGCGATTATACTTCTATATTCAATGCAACTTTTGTTTCGGGAACATCGCCCACCGATGGTGACACAATGAGATATGCCGCGTGGAGAATGAACGGGGCATCTCCAACCGTTTCAATGTCGGCGGACAATGTTGGGGGTTTCGTGGCTGTCTCTATTCCGGCCCTCCCTTCATCCGGCGTTGATGTTGCCATTTCCCCCTACATGATATTTTAATATTGCACCGCAGGAGAATTTTATGAAAACTAAATTATTAGATATTATGAACTCAAAAGAACCCCTTCTCAAACTTTTAGATAAAGACATCGATGATGGAACAACATCTTATCGCATTGGAAGAAACATAAAAAATCTAAGTTCGGAATGGCAAAATTTTGAGGACTCTAGAATTTCTCTGGTAAAAAAATACGGAGGAGAAGCCAAGGAAGACGGTTCTATGGAGGTATTACCGGAAAACAAGGGGGAATATTCCAAACAAATTAATGAGATACTTTCTCAAGAAATTGAAGTAAACGTTCTTCCATTAAATGTGGAATTCTTAAAAGGACTTTCCCCAATTAGCATTATGGCAATAGACTGGCTATTGGAAATAAAGAAGGAGGTTTAATGACAACAAGTTATGATTCTCTGTATACACTAGCAGAGACTTCTTTTGTTGCAGGAACAGATAAGGTATTTACATTTACTTGCTATGCCGAAAACGGGATTGATCTGCTAAATATAACGGGGGGTTCGGCGACATGGTTCCTTTGCCCATACGGAGAGTTTTTCGCGAACACGTTGGAAATAGCCGGAGTTCTTACGGATGCCAATCATTTTACAGTAACTATTCCCGCGGCAAGCACGCTTGCTTTATCTGGTAAGTTTATACAGCAAATTTCAATTACGGATTATGTGGGGGATACGTTCCGCCCTGGACAGGGCATACTCATAATTAGCCCGGCTATTCCGACTTAGATTTAGAAAAGGAGAAAATATGGGCGCGACTACAGCTCAACTCAACAATATTTTAAATTATACTTTTGGGGCAGTGGCATTTTCGCCAGCTAACCCCGCTACAATGTATTTTGGACTATCAACAACAACTGTTGATGCAACAGGATTGGCGTCATCTACAGAACCTTTAACCGCCAGCGGATATGCTCGCATAGCCTTTACAAATAACCAAAGTTCTCACTGGCATAATTCAACCGCCGCAAGCATTCATAACGATATTGCGGTTACTTTTGCGGAAAGCACCGCGGCATGGGGAACGATTTTGAGCGTGTTCATCGCCGATTCTGGAACGA